CATACGAGGATTGTTTGTCAGCGCAACGTTGTCTAGGACGCCTCTAAGCATCGCTGTAGCGGCATCTTGATCATCATTGATAAGATCGGATATAGAGCGTCCAAAGAATGCGTGTGGCTCAGGATCAACCTCAAACACGGCAAACGGGACTTCACTGTATGGCTCGTAATCTAGGAGCTGGTAGTCATTGCCGCCAAGCATAAACTTGTATAACTGTGCGACGCCAGTTCCCTCGATGTCCATCTTCATGTACGCCTCGGTCACCGCGACCAGCTTCATTGATAAATCTTCGGTCGACTCTTCCTCTTCCTGCTGATATCCGCGACGCTCAAAGTCCTCTATCTCAGAGTATGTGTCGCTAGATCCGATGCCAGTAAGATTAGATACTTTTTCAAAATCAAATCCCATGTTAACGAGATCAGATACGCGCATCTCGGTACGGTGCGCCACAACGTAAAAGTCATCAATAGACTTGGCGTTGCGATCCACCATAAATTCCTCTGGCGGAACAGATTTTACTTGTAGCATCCCTTTGTCAGTTTTTCGACTAATCGTGACACTATGCTCAGGAACTTCGATTTCCATCCCCATTTGATCAATGGAGATAGACATTTCTTGGCTATGCTCAATAACATCGACATTATCCTCATTAACTATGGCTGAAAACTCTTCATCGGTTAAGTTTGTAAAAGAGTAAGTTTCAGCCTCTGTGTATTTGTCCCAGTAAACTTTTAGGACGCCAGCCTTCTTAACCATTGCGTCGTGGAACGCATCGTTCAATAAGTTGTAACCATTAAGCTCGTTAAATGCCCAGTGCATATACTGCGTCGCCTGTTGAGCAACGGCAACATCATCTTGGTTCGATGGAATGTACTCAACGGCACGATCAGTTGATAAGAACACGCGCAATAGACTTGGCTTAATTGATCGTATTGTGTCGCGTACTTTTGTTGCGACTACTTTGGATCGACCATCTTCTTCGCCAATATCTACTTCGCCATCAAAATATCTTTGCGCTTTGATCCTGTCGTCAGCAATCTCGCTCTCAATAAAGTCAACGGCATCCTGTACGGCCTGCTGTACGATGCTCTCAACTCTATCCTCATCCATGCGTTCTGGCTTCATTCTAGCAATCCTTTGATATATTCAGATCCATATTCAGATCCAACGATTGGAGCCATTGTCTCTGGGACTCTAAGTGGTGGTTTTATTATATTTTCTGCTGGAGTTCCTTTTGCGTATGTACTAAATATTTTTTGCAAGTTTCTTTCTACATCAGCTTCGCTAGATATTTTCGCCAACGCTCCTCCAGCAAACATTGCAGAAAGTTTTGGATTCATTGCAGATCCGACTCCAGCCAATGCAAACATAAGTCCATTTCCGCTTGGGGCAAGTTTCGATAATGCTCTCTTTACTCCTGATCCTCCGCCTTTTCTTATAAATTCTCTCATAATTTGTTTTTCTTCTTCACTGAAAAATCTAGATTTCTTAGGATCTGATAACAATCTTTTTACTGCTTGCAAGTATGCATTGACAGTATTGCCGCCAGATCCAGATGCTTTAGCTTGTAGATCTGCTCTATCGATTGCGGCATCGAGAGCGTTAATCTTTTGAGACTGTTTGAACATATATCTCGCATCTTTTAACTTTTGATGAGTTAAAGGCAATTGAGCAATAGTGTCATCAACTTCATTAATGATTTTTAAGATGTATCCCATCTCGTTGCCATCGCCACTAACTTTAGCCGCGTTGTACTCTTTCCAAAGTTTTCTATTTAAATCCTCTAGCCCTTCAAAAGTCATAGTTGATAAGTTTCTCTTTTCAACCATTTGTAACGCTTTTGATGCTCTGTTATAAGCTTGAGGATTCCAGTCAACATCAGAATCTAAAGATTGTCTTACTCGCTTAGTTAGATTTAATGTGTCTCTTGGAGACATTAGAACTCCAGCCAAATCTGCGTCTTTATATGCTTGCTTATAAGCATTGGTAGCGGATTCAACAGTCTGCTTTCTTTCTGCCGCCATAGATTTAGCTTTTAATGCTTTTCCGGGTAGATTTAGCATTCCAGTAGTTAAATATGTAAACGGCACTGCAACAGCTGCTGTTTTAAGTCCTTCTACTGCTCTTTCTTCTAAATCGCCTTCAGCTTTACCAGCGCCATATGAAAATCCACTACCAATAACTTTGGCCAATTTTTGTGCGCCTCCCAATGGAGACATAACTGCACCAACCATTTCTGCTGTAGTTCCAGCGCCTTCGCTTTCAATGTTATATTGCTTCATTTCACTTCTAATCTGTTCTGACGGAATGCCAGTGAAAAAAGACTCTACCTCATCCATAAATGAGCCTACAAATGGCAATCCTTGAGCATAGCTTCTTACAGATTGAGTTCTGCCATATTCTGTTGGCATTGATACGCCAGATGCCCCAACGCCAAGAGCATCATCCTCAGCCGCTGGTTGCCCAGCCTCATACATTGGTTTATCTATGTTTGGAAACTTAGACTTGATAAGCGCCTTAATTTCATCTTTAGGCATTCCATCTGGAAATTTAACTTTTCTACCATCTGGCAAAGCGACAATCATTAGAATAGATCCTTTGCGTCAATTATTTCATCTTCAATCTTGGTTGATCTTCCGTCAAGATCAACTCCAGAGTATCTTTTTTGCGGAAATTCTGGAATAACAAAATCTTTTAGTGCATCTGGATTAGCATCTTTTGCCTTATTCATAGCTCTTATTGCTAATTCATACAACTCAAACAATGCTTCTTCAGCCGCCGCTTCTGACTGAGCAGAGTTTAATCTTGATATAGCTTGTGTTGCCGCTATGCCTTCTCTCTCTGTAATCTGTCCGCCGCCTTTTAATGTCTCAAATGCTTGCAAGAAAGCCTTACCTTGTATTTGCTTCAAATATTTTTCAGCATCTGTAGCTGTTGGAAGTAAAGTTGGAAGCCTTCCTTGAATATATCCAAACACATCCTCAAATCCCGGATGATTTAAAAAATCTCCAATAACTTGTACCATATCTTTAGCTACCGCAAATGATTGTGGCGCTCTCAATCTTTGCTCTGCCGTGAACTCTCCTTCAGCCTTGCCAGCGGCTTGCTCTACAGCCGCTTCCCCTATATTCTTAGGAATCCTTCCTAATTCAACTCCAGTCTTGCCGTCTATAACTGATGTGTAAGTTCCAGCATCAACATATTTTAATTCTTCTTGAGGAGAGTAACCTTCTGGCAAGTCAATAAGTTTCGGAATGCCTTTGTCTGAAACAGTAAGTAGTTTTCTGTTTCCTTCTTTGTCCACAACAACTCTGGTATTCATAGAATATCGAGGCATAAACATATCCATTGCGTCTTTAGCACTTCCGCCAGCCGCAATAAATTCAGCCGCCTTCTTGCCTTCTGGAGTTCCTTGAGACATAAACCAAGCGGCTGTTCTGTTTGCCTTTCTCAGTTCATTATTAGACTCAATTGTTTTCATCATAGCGGCATTAAGAGATTGATCAGGATCCAATCGCATTGTGTTAAAAGCCATTGCTAGATAAGGAAACAAATTTGGATTGCTCATCATGCGCTTAACAAATCCGGGGCTTTCTGCCTCTTTCTTTCTTACTTCTTCAGTAAGTTTTTTAGCATTTTCTTTTTTAGAAAATATATTATTATCTCCTGAAGGAGTAATTGTGTTAATTAAATTAAGAGGATTGCCAGAATCAACATCGCTTACATCAGTAACTAAGTCTGCACCACTAACATCTGTTGCAACTTTATTAATTACGTTTTCAGCTTCTTTATCTGATTCAGAGGCAACTCTTAATTGTTGCGCTTGCCTTGCTTGATCATCCGTGTATTGCGGCATAGCTGATGGAGCGCTTTGCGTTCCATTCGAAGAAAACGGAAATACGTTACCTTCTTGCATTGGATTGATTGCTGCCTGCTCAATAGATTGATTAGAGCTAAAATTTTGCATTGATCCATCGCTGTTTAAATTTGGATCAATATCTTTCTTTGCCATTACTTTTTTTGCAAGAGGGGCAGCCATCCTTGCAACATCGCTAATAATATTATCGCCAAAAACAGAATTAACTCGCTGAGGTTGCGGCGCAGATGGACGTTGTATTTTTAACGGAACTGGCTCTTCTGTTGGGACAGATCTATAGTCTGGAACTGATGCCATATCTGTCATCATCTGACTTCCAGTCATAGCTTGATCAGGCCTTGAAGATGCGCCTAACAATCCGCCTCCTCTGGAAACTTCTGGTGGCATATACTGTTGAGTAGGAGCTGGCTGACTACCATAAAATTGTTTTTGAAACGGATTCCCCATTGGAACAGTAGTATCTATCGGCGGAGGCATCATTTGCGCTGGATTGGCAAATGGGCCACTTGGTGGCGGAGTAGATATATCAACAGCATCGCTATACGTTTGAGGCGGAAGGAATGATGCCCCTTCTGGGCCTATTAGTCCTAACCGACGCAACTCATCTAAATCTAATTTACCTTTTTCCAAAGACATATTTAACTGTTCCCAAAGTTAGATCCACTAGCCGCTGTTGCCGCCAATGTTAGATAATCAAATAAGCCCGGCTTTCTAGTTGCGGTAGTCGTCATTGGAGTCGGCGTTGCGCCAAGGGCTTGAGAAACATAACCAATAGATTGAGCAGGAGCGCCAGCGTAAGTACCAAATTTCTGTTGTGCCGCGTCGTACAATGCCTGTTGCAATGCTTGTTGTTGTGCGCCCTGAGCCGCAAGATTTTGTTGTACTTGCTGACCCATGCCAAAACCAAGATTAGAAATATTGGCAAGTTGCGCCCCAGCGCCAAGTTGTTGTTGTGCGCCTTGCAATTCTGACTGAACATTAAATTGATCTGCACCAAGTTTGTTTTGAATGTCCGCCAAGGCCATTTGTTGCGCGTTCTGAAATCCTTGCGATCTTAATCCAGCAGATGATTGCGCTAACTGATCGGCAATGTTTCTGCCGTATTCTGCCTCTGTAACAGCTTGCCTCGATCCACCATAAGCTCCAGCTGCCTGCGCCTGAGCGCCAAGCATATCAAGGCCCATTGTCGCGCCTCGAAGTATGTCGGCCTCGTTAGCCCTGACAACTTGCTCGGTAAACGGATCTTGATACTGACCAATATCAGTTGTTGCCAACTGACCAGCTTGAACTTGTTGTGGCGTATATCCCATTCCAGCCGCCGCACCCATTCCGGCTCCATATATGCCCTGTGCTGCCGCTTGGTTTACGTTAGGCATTCCGCCTTGTGGTGATCCAGCCATAACTTATCCTCTATACAAATAATCTGTTATATGCCGCAACCTGCGCAGGATTGCGCTGTTGCATTTCTGCTAACGCCTGATCGTACAGCGGCGCCGCAGAATATCCTTGCGATCCATCTGCAAACGTTTGAGTTGTCGGCATTCCTTGGTTTGCAGTTAACGTATTAGGTTGCAACAAACCAAACGCCTCCGCTGCTCCAATGTTTGATTGCATTGCCGCTAACTGCGTTGGATTAAAAGCTGCGACATCTGGCCCTCTGTAAATTAGTGGGCCTATTTTTTGCGCTGCCTCAGCTCTAGCTAAATTTCTAGTCGCTGGGGCTTGAACCCACGCTGGAATTGATTGCGCCTGTGTTTTACTTCCACCTTTTCCACCACCGCTACTCATTATATTTCCCTCTTAAGCGTTGTAAATTGATATTCCCAACCTTCGCTTGCCAATGCTTTCTCCCATCCCGGACGCCCTGTCAATGTCATTGCAGAGCATCCTTGAGCCTTAGCCCACTCAGTTGCTGGCTTGTGGAATGCTTTAATTTCGTTAAGACTACCACCAGCCAAAAAAACGTGAAATACTTTTTTTCTTGGATAATTTATTATTTCAGTAACCATGCAAGAATTATCCGTAGGCCAAAACTGAAAGTTGCCAAGCAAAATACCAAGCATGACATCGTCAAAATTGTGAGTATCCCCACTATAAGCAAGGGCATTCTCAATATATTCTCGACAGCGAATAATTTCATCAACCATGCCTTTTTGTGCTTGATTTTGCTTCATGGCACATACAGTTCCGCCACAGATAGCGTTACAGATGGCGATGCCGGGCAAAATGCGGTTGCCGCAGTCGTTGATAAAGAGCCATTTGTGCTATCTACAGCAAACATTGATTGCAAATAATCGTTGGCATTTACATCAAAAACGCCAGATCTGCTTATTATTTTCTTTTGCCCATTGTTATGCAGCGTAGTAACCATCGTTGAGTTGGCTACATTTGTTCCATTGATTCTAGGCCAAAAGTAAAACGTAACCGTACTGGCTGACGTAGACGTAATCTCGGCACTAAAATTTAATCGATATATGCCAGACTTAGCAAACACAATCTTGCTTGCATCGGTTCCGTCAATAGACACATTATGCGACGATGCGCTTGTATTGTAAGTTATTGCTGTGGCTGTATCGGCTCCAGACGCAGTCTGATTAGTAAAATCTACAAAATAACCGTATGAGTTCTCGCCGTATGGAATAGGCTGAAAGGCGCCATCTGTCGATAAAACCATATGATTTATTGATGCGTCCCAAAGCATAATGCCATCTTCAGACGCAGAATCGCCAGTTAATTTAAAGTCTAGCTTATTCCTTGTTCTAGAAATATAGTTATTAAGACGCTCGGCCCATTCTCGCCAGCTGCCGCCTAATGGTGGAGGGCCGCTCAACGTTTGCCTCCAGCCTTGGCCTCGATTCGCATCGTGCCAACTCGCCAATCATTATTGACCGTAGTCTCAACTCTCATTCTTACCTGTCTGCCACTAAATCTAACGTTTGTTGGATTAGCCATTGTAAATGATCCAAACTCGCTTTCTGTGCCGTTAGGATAAAAC